GATTCGTTTAAGCTGATTGAATGTGAAATGTTTTTTCCAATCTGAACTAACTACTAGCTCAGCGTTTGTTTCATCACATATCTTTTGCAATGCCTCACAATCTTCTTTAACCCAAGGGTATGGTATTTGGAAATCCTCCACCCCCATATCGATAGTAACCTTACCATCGTACCATGTTGCCCAAGCCAATGGGCCATCAACATCAATAAAAATTATCTTTCGTCTCATTTTGTAAATTTACGGAAATTACTTTTAAAATCTTTTTCGTATACCTTTAATTCTTTTGTGTTTAATCCATTATATAAACCTGTTGACATAAATGCCTGAATTTCATCATCGATAATTTTCTTATCATCAACGTAACCCATCTTTATAAGTTTCTTTTTTAACTTATTATAATGGGTTGGTTTAATATTATTAATTAAACTATTAACCGTTTTTTTATACATTTTATTGGTGAAATATAAACCATGAGCAATTTCATGATCCATAGTTTTTAAATCTTTACTACTTGCACCAATCAAATACCAATCACATCTTGTTCCATCATTTTTATTTTGTGAATCAATCGCACAATAAAAATAAATGTCGTTCATAATCTCATCATACTCTGTGTCTTTACAGAATATATGGTTGGCTCTTTGCATAACATTACATGGAATGTTATAACCAGACCAATCGTCAGGATATGTGAATGTTCTTTTCTTCCAAGCTAATTTATAATGTCTCATATATTCCATCCAAGTAAATCGTTTACCTCTGAATTTTTTATATGGGGATTCGTAGAACTCTTGGTATCGACAGAACAACATTGCCCTATCGTAATCATCATCAATAGTTACACAATATATTCGAGGTTTCACCTCTTTAACCACACCTTTAACTAACGGGTGCTTAATTTTTTTCATTTACAACTTTTTAATATTTCTAAACATAAATCTGCCGGTATCTTACTTCTTTCATAAGCGTTGGCTCGACCTTGTGTTCCTGTTCTACTACCTCTTGGTGCCGCAACGTGACATGGGTCACCATTCTTACACATTGGTTTTGGAATCCAAACATCACTGTTGGTCCATATGTCAGTTGGTTTCATTCGCTCGTCACCATATTGGCAATAAGTTACAGAGTTCTTTTTCAATCCTTTAACAACATCTAACTTACGAAGAACACCTCGTGGGTTTTCCATAAACCAATATGTTGGTTGGAAGTGATTAATAATTTCTAATGTCTTTCTAACTAATTCAATACCCAACTTTGCGGTTTCTGTTTTAGGTATATAAGCACCTTTACCTCCTGACCAGTGGTGACCGATTGCTGCAACACTGAAACCAGTACATGGTGGAGATGCCCAAATTACATCGGGTTGAAACGGAACTTTAGATACATCAAAATCTAATATACTAATTGGGTAATGAATACCTTCAAATTCAATTAAATCAGATGAAAACACTTCCATTCCTAATTCTTCCGCAATCTTTCCTACTGAACGACTACCCGCAAATAATTCTAATACTTTCATTAACGTATATATTTGAACTTATTAGTTAAGTTATTAATAAGGTTTTCTTCTTCGGTTGATAATAAATCCCTACACTTTGCAAGACGTTCTAAACTTTCCCAAAATGTTTGGTCATTAACATTCGGTCTACGGACACCGTAATTAGGTTTTTTAATATCTTTTTGGTCTTCACTAATGAATCCACACTCAATTAAGTAATCAATTAGTTCTTGTCTTTCTGTAGATGAACAAGCATCAACAAATTCACTTGGGTCGATGTTAATATCGTCTGGTGTAAAATCTGGCATAAATTTAGTTTTAAATGTGTTTTAATATAATATCGTCACTTTTATATAAAATTTTATATGATAAATTATATTTTAAAATGACTTTGAAATTAATTGTAACTCCGTCATATTTGTTCTTAGCGTTTTCCATCTTCTTTTGTTTAATTTCTCTTTCCATTTTAAAAAGATTATCTAGATTCTCATCACTATGAACTAATACAACGAATTTTATTTCCCCCTCCTCACTAAATAAACCAAATATGGTATCTGAATTGTCATGTGTACTTACCTTATCAATCCTACCCAATATACCTAAAGTTTTTCCTTTAGTAATATTATATGTTTTATTTTTGGTTGGGGTTATTGAAACGGATTTAAGGGATTTAGTTTCTGAATCAGGACCATAATACCCTTTTGTTTCTGGAATATCAAACATCTCTCTCATAATCTTATCCCTATACTTTTGATTATTGAAATCTTTTAGTGGGGTAATTTTATTGATTAATTTTATTTTATCTTGGTAAGATAAACTTTTTACATGTTCAATAATTTCTTCTTCTGTAACCATGAATAAAATTTATATATAAAATATACAAAAAATTATTCACATAAAAAAATTAAAGGGCGAAACTTTCCCCACATCCACAAGTACGAGATGCATTTGGGTTAATAAACTGAAAACCCTTACCATTTAATCCGTCTGAAAAATCTAATTCGGTACCATAAAGATATAATAAAGATTTCATATCTATTAATATTTGTACTCCCTTATCTTCTGCAAGAGTATCACCTGTTTGTTGCTCGGTATCAAATGAAAGGTCATATGACAACCCACTACATCCACCACCTTTAACCGCCACTCTAACAAAGGGAGTTTGAAACCCACTTTCTTCAATAAGTGAATTTAATTTAATTGCCGCTTTTTCTGATACTGTTACCATTAAATGTGAGTTTCCTCAAAGATTATTTCCTCTAATCCTTGTTTTTTTCTATAATCGTTTATTGCTGATTTGATAGCATCTTCCGCCAATACTGAACAATGTATTTTAACTGGAGGAAGATTTAACTCCTCTACCAAATCCATATTATCAATTGTCACCGCCTCATCTAAACTCTTACCTTTCAACCATTCGGTTGCAACTGAAGAAGATGCGATAGCTGAACCACATCCAAAAGTTTTAAATTTAGCGTCAACAATGATATCATCGACCACCTCTATTTGTAATCTCATTACATCACCACATTCAGGAGCACCGACTAATCCAGTACCAACATTTGATTTAGATTTGTCCAATGTTCCTACATTTTTAGGGTTTGAGTAGTGATCTAAGACCTTATCTGAGTATGCCATAGTATTTGTTTATATGATAAATATCACACGATTAGATCATCTAAATCGATATTATGTTCGGATATGATTTCATGTATCTTTTCAAACACTAACTCAAGAGCATCGTATTTGTCAATTTCCTTACCTTCCATAGACCATTCCAACCCTTTCTTAGTGTTGTGTGTTATAGACCATAGTGCTAATGCCATATCTAAAGATTTAACGGCTCTTTTATGTGCGTATACATCATCCGGTTCGTTTAAATCGTACACTAGTTTCGCTTTCGCCATAAGTCACTTAGTTTTTTAGTTGGTCTCTTAGTTTTATAATTACCATTTTCAGTTTCTTCAAGTAATGGTGCTCTCCAAATCTCATAAGCAATCCATAAACCCGTAACAAACATCAATAATGCTGCGTACTTCATGTGTATATTTTTAAATTGTGAAATATTCTGTTTTCCAAAACTGCCACCACTTCTTTTTTTGAACTGGTTTACATTCTGAAAATGGATTATTTCCAAATGAAACTGAGTTTGAGTATTTTGAGGTCAATACATTTAAAAATACCTCATGATATTTTTTTGGTATTTCATCAAAATCTGCACTTATATTAACATTTAAATACTTTGGTCCATCTTCTGTATAAACTGTAAATTGTTCGTTCATACTAATAATAGTACTGGCCTTTATGTTTAAGTATTTTGTTCCACCTAAATTTAGGTCACCACTAATATGTTTTCTAAATTCTTCATCTGACATGTTTTATTCCGTTTCGTGATGTAAATAATTTTCGTATTCTAATTGTAGTTTTGGGTGTTTACCAAAGAAGTATTCTCTGGTAAACTCGTGTCTACCATTTTCAACCTTTGAAATGAATAATTCATCGTGTAAACTATCTGACAATGTTTTTTGAGTAGATAAACTATCCCGTGTATGGGTTAATTTATCATAGGTTTCATTGTACTTCCTATCTTTTTCAAGATAGGCAAATGTCATCATCACCAACCCTAATAAAGAAGTTGCAATTCCTGCTCTAAATTTAGTTTCAGTTGTCATTAATCTAAATTTTTAATATCAGTTAATGTTTTTTCTACCTCTTCTTCCGATAGATAACCAAGTACATCGTCCGTAATTGGAGTGGAGTAGGATATTTCACCATCTTTACCAAAGACGGCAATTTCATATAAACCATCTTTACCTCCGTAGGTGTGTGGTCCTTGAACTATACTAGCCCCGTATCCGTTTGAGAATTGAACTATGCACTGTTGTCCCATTCCCGCCGGATGTGGTTGAAAGTTCAATTCTTCGAACACTATCGTGTCTAAGTTGTTGGTTGGTCTTCTTGTTTCGTTCATCTTTTAGTTTTTTTACGAATGATTGTATTAAATAAAAATTCATAGTTAAAATATTTCTTCGGCAATACCCAAACCTTCAGCTAATGCAAATAACAAAGCCGAACTTCTAAGATCACCATTAAATAAGAAATAACAAGCCACAAATCTGATAACGGATTTAATAAAACTTATCCAGAAGTGACTGTTTGTTTTTGATTCTTTTTCTTGCATATTCTAATATAGTTAAATTTTCTCGGATTTCAAAATATTTTTAGATTGAATATAATTGTCAATAAAATTAATTCGTTGACCAATCCAATACATTACATTGACAGTCATAGAGTTACCTATTGCACCTTTAACATTTGAATAACTTGGTTTTTTACCACCAATTTCAAAATCAAGATAACCATCGGGAAACCCTTGGAGTCTCTCTAATTCTCTTTCTGTGAAGATTCTAATACTATTGTTATCAATCCAATAGTTAGACGTAGATACTTTACCAAACCCATCAACCAATGTAGATGCGTGTGATTTTGTTACTGTACCTGCGAGTTTAATTTCTCCAAGAACATTTCTGGCGTACTCATCCCTCTTGATTCGATTCTTCTCTTTAACGCTTTCAAAACATCCTTCTTCAAATAATACGGAGAATGGGACTTTCCAATTGTTTCCACGATATCCAACAATGAAGATTCTTTTGCGTCGTTGGGGAACTCCGAAGTATTGGCTGTCGAAAACCCTATAAGCGATGGAGTATTCTTCTCCTTGGACAACACCTTGTTTGTCGAGGTCTTCTGCTTTGAAGTTAGTACCTGTGAAAGAGGAGATGATTTCACATAACGCTTTTCTGTGTTTGCTTTTAAAAACGCCTTCGACATTTTCCCAAATGAACCATCTTGGTCGTTTTTCTTTAAGAATTCTTCCATACTCAAGGGAGAGTTGACCACGGACATCATCCATTCCTTTGTTGAGTCCTGCATCGGAAAAAGATTGACAAGGCGTTCCTCCGACCAATAGGTCGAAGCTGATGTTTCTGTAACTTTCATGTTCGTTTAATTTTGTTAAGTCTGAAAATAATGGGGTTGTTGGATAGTGATGTGATAATACTTTTTGTGGGAAAGATGCGAAGTCACATAACCCTTCACATTTCCAATTCAATGGTGACCAAGCTACCGTAGCCGCTTCGATTCCACTACATACTGAGAAATATTTCATACCTGTTTTGTTTAATGATGAAACAAAGTTATGTATATTTTATGAAATACAAAAAAAATTTTAGAATATTTTTTAAATTATTCTTAAAGTATTGATAATGAGTTAGTTAGGAAGTCGTATTTTTCCTTTTTCCATTCAAGATATGTGTATTTTTTAAACCTTTGGGTTAATATGGTTATCGCATCGTTGAACAACTCTAATGTTGGTGTGTTAGCTTTACCATATGATTGTACCAAACCTCCCTTACGATATTGTAGGTTTATCCTTTTTCGTTTACATTGTAGTCCAACATAAATGTATATTGATCCGTGTGGAAATTGTTTAGACATACAGTTTTTCATATTAAACCCTTCGATTCTAAAATCCTCTTCTGTCACCAAAACTTTGGGTTTAAATAATTCCCCACCAACTATAATATCTTCCTCAATCTCATCCATAAATTCTTTTGGTAAATCATATCTAACTTTATAACCTCGAGCGAAATGAAATTTAATTCCTGACCACATCTCCAATAAATTATCAAATTCATTATCGTTCTTAGCTTTAAATTTTAATTCAACTCCTCTAGCTTCAAGTAACTCTCTAATTGATAATAACTTATTGACCAAATAAACTAATGAATCTGTTTTTAAAGAATCACTCTCCCACTTATTAATAACACTAACCATACAGTTTTTTTCCGTATCATTTTTTAACATGTGTAATTTTTTGTTTGGTGCATAATCAAAACAATGTTTATCCCATTTTATTTTCTTTAAATAATCTATGTAATTGTCACCAAATAATTTACAGATATAGTTTAAAGAATCTAACTTAATACTCTTATGGGAATTCTGTTTATTCAATTCACTAATAAGATACTTTGATTTTATTCCATAATGGTCTAATACCGATGGTAGAAATTTATAATCGTTTTTCTCTAACCATTTCTTTTTGGGGTAATCATGTTGTATATCATAATAAACACTGTCGTGTCCTTTAATACCCTTCATTTCTAAATGAAAATCAACAACCATATCATAAAGAAAGTTTATTTCACACTCACCCTTATTAATTTTTTGAATGATAAATTCTGATTTGAAATTATCTTTGATTAAATTATAAATTAATTCTATTATTTTATTAGTTGCTCTTGAATACTTCACTCCCCAAAACCCAATTCTCTTTTCTCCCCTCTCAAAACCATTCTCAGTTAAATCTAATAATAAACTAAAGTTATTCTTTTTTTGTTTGGTGGTGGTTCTAAACATTTTCATGTCTGTTAAACCATCATTAACAATTTTATACGTTATAAAGATGTCTCCGGTTTTTTTATTTAAAACCAGTTCATGTTCAAAAAGAACTTTTTTATTTTTACCATATCTTTGGTAATCAAAATCAAATGTAGATTTGTAAACAATATCATCATCGTCATTATATAACTTTAAATCACACGTTGATAATGATTTACTTTTCTTGTCTTTCTTCTCTTGGTTGTGTATAAATAATAAATCCATATACAAAATATATATGGATTTATTTGAATTGTGTAGTTAAAATGCAGGTTCACGCCTCATATCAAATAACACATCAGATATTCGTGTTGGTTCTTTAATTTCAGGTATAATTTCTATTCCATTAATTTTAACCGGTACCTTTTTTTTATCTAAAGAATGTAATAAACCCATTCTAGCATAGTGCTTAGTTTTTTCTTTTAGGATATTGACAGCTAACTCAATGTCGGCAGGAGGTTGTTTATTACAAAAGTGTCTCGCTTGAATTAGAGTACCTGTTTGACAATCAAATTCACAAGTAACCCTATCTTTTTTATCTTCAGTTCTTACCGAAACAACAATCGATTTTTCTTTATCCGAATATGATGCCACACAATGGTGCATGAAATTACCTTCCTCATCATAATCCTCTTCTCGTTTTAAGATATAAGGATAGAATTCGGGATTGACCCATTCGGGATTTGACTCATCATCACTTAAATTAATCTTAACTTTAATTGGTGATTCTACATCGTTAACCATCTTATCAACAAATTGATATTCAATAACATATCCCTTTTTAATGAATTTCATCATTTTAGATAATTCCAAATGTTCTTTATCAAAATCATCTATGTTTTTAGATTTTAAATATAAATCAGGTATGAATTTACGTAATTTATCAATCATCTTAAAATGATCATTTAAATCACCAATAAATCTATGGTTAATCAATGTCTCTTTCTTATTGGTTAATCTTTGATATCCTCGTATTTCGTTGTTTAAATTATTAATGATTTTAACGATATTTTCCTTTTCGATATTTGTTATTAGGAACTTTTCTTTTTTTAATTCTTCTGCAAATTTAAATTTAGGGTAACCAATATCAACGGTGTCTTCGTATGTTGAATTCATAAAATGTACCAAATCAATACTACCAATATATTTTGAAAAATTATCACCAAAAAAATAACATAAACGAGATAATGCATGTATATCTATTTTAGTATTTTCGTGCATTATTTTAATTGTAATTTTAGATTTTATTTGAAACATATCCAAAATCGAAGCGATTAATTTTCTGTCGTTTTTCTTTAAAAACTTTTCAGTGGGATAATACTTTTTAATCCATATACCGTAATCGTTAGATACTTTAATCTTTTTCAATTCAACAAATCGTTCTAACATTAATTGACAGAACCATATACCATTAAAACTAAAATTTTGATTAAGGTTAAATACCTTATTGATTTCAAAAATAAAATCGGTATTATTGAATGTTTCATTATACTCTTTCAACAGAACAGAGTTATCATCCAAACATTTTCTCATGTTTAAAATTCCACCATCTTTGAATTGCATCTCCAAAAAGTTGAAGTTGTTGGTTCTAAATGTCTTAGTTGTTTTCCTACCACTTTTATTCATACTAAGTGTGGTAAAATTACCATTATTAACATTAAACGTTACTGACTCAACACCAGTTGATTTCTTAAAGTAAATGTTGTTAAATGCCCTATGTCTATGGTGTCGATATAGTTTAATTGTTATTTTATCTCCGTGTCTCCTAATAGAACGTTCAATTGTGGTAACGGTCATTTCACTAAACGGGCTACCGTAATATTTCTTAATGTGTCTATCGTCCCTGGTCTCAAAATTTCTAATTGCGTAATTTATTATGGAACGTTCATTTATGCCAGGTTCACCATAGAAAAATTTTGTTTTTCTTTTTCCTACCTTTTCGGGAAATTCCGTTGTTCGACCAAAGGTCGGTCTTCTCATATCGCCAATTGTAAATTTTATAAGACTCTTAGCACTTTCAAATATTTCATCATCCCCATCATCAAGTGAGTCTAAATCAACCCCCATTGAACTTAATGATTCTTTCTTATCAATTATTTTACAATAATCCTTGAAAACCGTAATGGTCGCATAGGTGAATTTTTGATTTATAATTTCCTCCATTGTCTAATAGTTTATAGGACAAATATACAAAAAATATTTAGAAAATACTTATTAATATAAAATATATATTATGGCGAAAGCAAAAGGTACGTCGTCTTCAATAAAGAAGACTTTCGGAAAAAGAAAAAAAGGTGTTTATAAGAAAAGTTACGGTCCTAAGGCCCAAAAACCCAAAAAATACCAAGGACAAGGTCGTTAATTACTTAACGGAGCTTTTATGGTTGGATGACATTCGTACCCTTCAATAATGAATTGGTGTGGATAACTATTTCTTATAAATTTATCGAAAGTTTCCATGTGGTGTTCGAAATGTGTCAGGGGTATTGGACTGAACTTTAATACGGGTAAGTTTTTAAATGGTTCTCTATTAATTTGTTCTTTGGCATGTTCTAAATGATTAGAATACAAATGAACATCTCCTAAGTTACCAATTAAATCTTCTGGTACCATATTAACTTCCATTCCTAATATTTCCAATAATAACCCATAAGAGGCAATATTGAAGGGTAAACCTAAGAATGTGTCAACAGATCTTTGATTCCACATTAATGATATTGCTCGTTTAGGTATCTTATAAGATTCTAATTCTTCACTTAATCCGCCACCAAAAGGAACGATGTCATCAACCATTGATTGGAACTTTTCTTCTCCTACTTTTTTCTTTAATAAAACCCACATCTCTTCACCTGTTAACTTCCTTGTGTAAACTTGAAATCCGTAATGACAAGGAGGAAGTACCATATGGTCTAACTCACTTACATTCCAAGCACTAACCATTAATCTTCTACTATCAGGATTCGTTTTAAGTTCATTGATTAGGTTTGTGATTTGGTCTACATCTCGATAAGGTGAACCATCATCATTGTTATATATTTCCCAATCTCTCCATTGTTTACCATAGATTGGTCCTAACTCACCCCATATTTTTGCAAACTCTACATCCGATTTTATCCTTCCAATAAATTCTTCTTTTGTTGGTATTCTAGCAAACCATTTACCATTCTCATCTGTGCCATCAATTAGGAGACCATCATAAATCATATCATCTAAATCACCCACTGCACTTTTTTGCCAAATAGAATCTACTTTATTTACAAAGTTTTTATAAGCATCACCATCCCAAATATGACAATCATAATCCAATAAGAATTTGATATTGGTCTCACCTCTTAAGAACCATAATAGTTCGGCAACCATAACATTCCACGCCATCTTTTTTGTTGTAAGTAGTGGGAATCCCTGTGCCATTCTATGACGTATTTGTCTACCAAATACTGAAATGGTTCCAGTACCTGTTCTGTCCGTTTTTACGACTCCATTATCTAAAATATCTTGTAATAAATCTTGATATCTTTTATCTAATCTATTCATGTTTACCATTTTGGTGTCTCCAACCTTTTTATATTTTCTTGTTCGTCTTGTCTGGTGAAATTTTCTTTATGAGATAGAATTCGGTGAAACTCTCTATATGCGTGTGGTTGATAATTTTTTAAATAATCAAGACCATATTCATATTCAAATAAAATATCTTCATATCTTCTTTCTTTAGAATCAAATCCATCTGATTGCATTTTCAAATCCATTTGTAATTCGTTAATTACGTTTTGTAACGAATCTTCCTTACATATGTTTGTTGTCACAACGGGCGTTGGTTTATCATTAAAATACATTAATGAAACAAATACCCCAAGTAGGGAAACGATTGCCCCAAATGTTAATACACTTGTATCTTTATTTTCCATGTTCATATGTTTCTTGTATTTGAATCCCTATCATATATGTTAACCATCTAACCGTCAATCCCCAAGATGGTGATGTTACACCTGTCTCAAGAAACTCTGTTTTATTATAAAAGAAAACAATTGTTGGAATTAAAAACCAATGATGTTTCTTCTTATAGATAAAAAAATCTTTATAATATTTCTTTTTCATCTTCCTTTTTATTAAACAATGAATAAATTTTAGAACGATAATTTTCATACTGAGTCATTGCAATCCATTTACCAATGACACTACCTAAAATGTAAAAAATGATTCCGTAAAAATCACCTTTAAACATACCATCTAATGAATAATACGCCGAACCTAAAGCCATTAAATTTATGAAAACACTATTGAATAACAACGATTTAAGTTTATTTTCATATGTATATTTTATCTCCAACACTTTGAAGATATTGAACATAATTTGAAAGAATAAAATTAGTAAGTAATTTTTCATTATTTTTTGGGCTTTCTAAAATAATCCAGTACGATGTTGAGGGACCCTAAACTAATTATTCCCCATCCAAAATACTTCACTAACTCGGGGTCCGCACCTTTAAGTCCATACTTCTGAACTAGTATACCCGTTAATATCATCATTATATAGATGATTTCTTTAATCTTTATTTTCATTTTCTTTTAATTTATTTAAACATTTATATAACGTATTGGCTTCCATTAAGTTAAACATTCTATTTTGATTACAGAAATCTAATGCCTTTCCTATTATTGTCAATGCAGATTCTTTATCAATATCGTATACGAATTGGTCGAACTCATCTATGTTGTCAAATTCAATTAAACCTCCGAATATTCTTTCCATGTGTCAAATATATAAAATTCTTTTGGTAATTCCAAATAATTATAGGTATGTCAGTTCACATTAACAACAAAACTTTCAATGCCGAATATCTATCCCAACCAGAGGACATAAGTCGTGGTATGATGGGTAGAAAGTCGTTAGACGGTTGTATGGTTTTTAAAATGGGAAAAGGTCATCATTCATTTTGGATGAAGAATTGTCTAATCCCACTTGATATTGTCTTTGTACTTAACAACCGTATCAATCGTATTCATTCCAATTGTCCTGTTGAAGATTCACATAGGATGACTCTACCTCGTTACACCGGTATTGGTGACCACGTAATAGAATTTCCTGCAGGAACTACTGATGGTTGGAAAGTGGGTGATCGTGTTGCAATGTATCTTGGTTCTCCTCAGAATCCTGTTCGATAGGACTATCGTATTTCACTCTTGGTTTAACCTTTTCAAACACCCAAAAATAACTGTGATATTTTCGAGCGTGTTCTTGTTTAGTCCACTTGGTACCAAAGCTATTAATACGGACGTTTGATGTGAGGATGAATAAGTCTCTCGGATAGAATCCTAATTCCTGTGCCATATTCATAACCATAACGTGAGAAAAATGATTCTTACCTCCAGATACCGTGTCTTGACATTTAAAGACTACGTAACCACCTTTCTCACAAACTCGGTACAATTCCTTCAATGTGTTAAAATAGTGGTTTTTTAGGTGGTTATATGACTCATAACCCTCAAATCTCTTTGCTATAATCGAACTACCCTCTTTATTATCACGATAAGACTTACCAGCAATAACAAAAGGTGGGTCAAACATAATACTTTTCATCGTTCCGTCTGCAAACGACAAATTCTCTGAACTACATTCCACAACCGTATCATTAACAGGATAAATGTCGGATTTATTAATCGGTGATGGTAAATCTTTCCAAAAATTACCTTTTGAATATGTACAATCTAAATCGAATCTTTCGATATTATAGAGAAACATAATGTTTTTAATTGCGTCGTAGTTACTGTTGTAAACACTTTTTACGGGTTTAAAGTCTTTTTCCATTTGTTTTTTAATATTTTTTTTGTATACTTTAGTAAAATATAGGAAATAAAAAACAATAAACCAAAATATTTATAAAAAAACAATCACTATGGCCTGCGGATGTAAAAAAAACAACTCTAACCCACAACCTGTTCAACCAACGAACATAACTTTAAGTGAAACAGGAACACCTGTCGTTACACAACCGGCACCCGCACCGACAACAAATCAAACGGGGGTTGATGTAATTATTGACCGTTTAAATAATCAATAATATCGTTTATACTAACGATTAAATGAAGTATCGTCTTAATTGACGATATTTTTTAATCATTTCAGTATATAAGAATATATATAAAACAATATGAAAGTAGAAACAAAATTAACAAGTGTTAACATTTTAGATGATGTTTACAGGAAGTTTAAAATTAAATCAATTGAGGGTTCAATGAACCTACAAAAATTAGTAAATCGTTCTTTAGATTTATATTCTAAAGATGAAAACTTTAGAAACTCAATAAACAACCATAATGGTTTAGCAACAACAGGATCCAAATTTTAATATGAAGAAAAAAATATTATTACTATCTGATGATTTAAGAATGACAAGTGGTATTGCCACAATGTCGAAAGAAATTGTGATGGGTACCATTCACAAATATGATTGGGTACAATTAGGTGCGGCAATTAAACATCCAGAGTTTGGTAAAGTTGTTGATGTTAACGACGATATTAGAACAAGGACTGGTGTTAAAGATGCTAATTTGAAAATTATTCCATATAATGGTTATGGTGACGTTGGTATTCTTCGTAAATTAATAGATGAAGAAAAACCTGACGCCATTTTACACTTTACTGACCCACATTATTGGCAGTGGTTGTACGATGTGGAACACGAAATAAGGCAACAAACTCCAATATTATTTTATCATATATGGGATGATTTACCAGACCCACAATATAATAGAGATGTTTTTGAATCTTGCGATTGGTTGGGTTGTATATCTAAACAAACGTATGGTATTGTACATCGTGTTGGTAAGAGAACTGATAAAGTAACATTTAATCCATTGAAGAATTGGCAAATTAGTTATGTTCCTCATGGTATTAATCCTGATTTATTTAAACCATTGGATAGAATATCAGATGATATTAATAATTTAATTCATGGTGATAAGAAATATGATTTTGTTTTATTCTTTAACAGTAGAAACATTAGAAGAAAGCAACCAAGTGATGTAATTTATTCATTTAGATTGTTCTGTGATATGTTATCAAAAGAAAAGGCAGATAAATGTTTATTACTAATGCACACAAATCCTGTTGATGAAAATGGTACTGATTTACCTGCGGTAATTGATGCCGTTTGTAAAGATTACGATGTTAAGTTCACCAATTTAAAATTGGAACAAGATAAGTTAAATGAGATTTACAATGGTGTTGATTGTACAATTAACATTGCAAACAATGAGGGATTTGGTTTAACAACCGCAGAGAGTTTAATGGCGGGTGTACCAATCATTGTTAATGTTACTGGCGGATTACAAGACCAATGTGGATTTGATTATACTGAAGATGATTACATTAATGTAGGTACACTTCACAATAAAGAAGTACATGGCAACATAAATCATGGTGATTGGGTTGAACCTGTTTGGTCATCGGCAATTAATCTAAATGGTTCGGTACCAACACCATATATCTTCGATGATAGAGTTAATGACAATGATGTTGCAAATGCCATCATGGAAATGTATAAAATTGGTAAGAAGAAAAGAAAAGAAAAAGGATTAAAGGGTAGAAAGTTTATGATTAACAATCTATCAAATAAAATAATGTGTGATAAAATGATTGAGGGTATCGAACAAACCTTAGAGAATTTTAAGCCGAGAAGTAAATTTAATTTATACAAGATTATATAATATGAACAAACCATTTTTATTATTTAGGGGACCAGTTAAAACAAGAAGTGGATACGGTGCACACTCAAGAGATTTGTTACAAGCACTTTATGAAATGGATTTGTTTGAAATTAAGATTGATAGTTGTATGTGGGGTTCAACCCCGATGACAGCATTGGAAGATAATTTATTTCATAAATGGATTGAGTCTAATATTGTTAGTCAGTTAGAAAAGACACCAGACATTTACGTTCAAGTAACCGTTCCAAATGAATTCCAAAGAGTTGGTAAATTTAATATCGGAATTACTGCTGGTATTGAAACAACTATTGCACCTAAGGATTGGATTGATGGTTGTAATAGAATGGATTTAATCATTACAACGTCCACGTTTTCAAAAGATGTTTTGTTACAAACAGTTTATAATGAGAATGAACAAAACACGGGTAAGTTAATCAAACAACACAAAATCGAAAGACAGATAGAAGTACTATTCGAAGGTGTTGATACCAAAATATACAACAACGTTTATAACAACATTGACATTGACATCAAAGAAGATTTTGCTTACTTGTTTGTTGGTCATTGGTTAAAGGGTGACACAGGTCAAGATAGAAAAGATGTTGGTATGTTGATTAGATGTTTCGCTGAAGCATTTAAGGATGTTGAAGATAGACCCGCACTTATACTTAAAACATCATCCGCATCGTTTTCAATTAAAGAAAGAGAAAGTTTTAGAAAGAAGATAGAAGGGTTAGTGAGTGATTATAAAAATCCACCATCAATCTATTTGTTGTTTGGTGATTTAACTAATGATGAAATGAATAATTTATATAATCATCCTAAAGTTAAATCAATGGTGACGATTACAAAAGGTGAAGGGTTTGGTAGACCTTTATTAGAATTTACAATGACAGGTAAACCCGTAATCGCATCTAATTGGTCAGGACATAAGGATTTCTTACCTATGGATAAAGCAATTATGATTGGTGGTAAATTAACTGAGGTTCATGAAAGTGCAGTTGATACTTTTATATTAAAGGATTCTAAATGGTTTACCGCAAACTACAACGAAGTATCCGAAGTTTTTAAATTGGTTTACAAAGACTATGATAAGTTTTTAGAAAAGTCTATGATGTTGGGTGATGAGAATAAAGAAAAATTCTCAATGGAAAAAATGAAAGAGAAGTTTAAAGACATCATCAATCCATTCTCAATACAACCAAAAGAACAAAAACTAATTTTACCTAAATTAACAAAAATTAAATAATATGGCAAGAGGTAGAAAAAAAATAAAGGAGGAATTATTACAATCGGTTATTGATAAATTAACGGTTGACGATAAACCAAAAATTGAAACGTATATGCCCTGTGAATGGATGATTCAATTTGATAATGACGAACCTCAATTATTCACAACTGCAGATGAAACCGTAGAATCACCTGAGGTTATTATTAGGATACAAAATACTAACGAGGGTTATATTAAGTTTACCGACCCGACATCAGGTAAAACATTTAAATTATTTGCTAGACCAAAAAAATAGTAATGAACTTCAAATTTTTCAAAGGTGATGAAACACCAACACTTCTTTTTCAACCACATACATTTACACCAGAGAATGTTGAGTTTTGTTTTCAGTTCGGAAACAATGAACCTATTGTATTTGCAACAGGACCAAATGAATGTTCAATTCGATTAAGTCCAACTTCAGATACCAGTATGTTGTTCACCGACAATGATAAAGAGTTTAAATTATTTGCAAGGGAGATACAAAATGGTTAAGAATTTTAAATTTTTTCACGGGGTAATTAGAAGTACGTTAACCGCAACGTGGTCAGCACAAGAACATGAGCATTATGGTATAGATGCTGAGGCGGAATTAACTAGAATGATGTCGGAAGAAATTGCCAGAGGTATTGATGAAGAAATTATTAATGTAATAACAAGAAGTATAAACGGCGGTGGTAATCATGGTTTTGATTATTTAAACCATTGGTTAAGAATGGGGGAAAATAGAGCATGAAATGTGAAAGACATAGTTGGGACACGGATGATAGAGAGTGGTGTTGGAAATGTGAGGAATTAACAATAAATGAAAATAAAAAGAAATATGAAGATAAGTTTTGCAATAACAGTTTGCAAGGAATTGGAGGAGATAAAGAGATTAGTACCTTTCTTACTGAAACACAAAAGAGTTCAGGATGAGATAGTGGTTCTCTATGATGAAAAGAATGGTGATAAAGAAGTTTTAGAATTCTTATTACCATATAATAAATTACCAAATGTACAAACATGGAGGTGTTTTGATTGGAACAATAACTTTGCAGATTGGAAAAATATTCTTAATGGTTATTGTGAAGGTGATTACATTTATCAAATCGATGCTGACGAAATGATTAGTGAGTATATGGTTAAGAATTTATCAGACATATTAGAAATGAATCCAGATGTGGACTTAATATTTGTTCCAAGAATTAATACAGTTCAAGGTTTAACTGATGAACATATTAAAAAGTGGGGATGGAAAATTAACGAAAATGGATGGGTTAACTATCCTGACGCACAAGGAAGAATCTATAAGAAAGGAATGAGTTGGTATGGTAAAGTACATGAGAGGATTCTCGGTGGTCAGAAATTTTCATCGTTACCAACCGACGATGATGATTATTGTATACAACACCATAAGACAATAAATCGACAAGAAAAACAAAATCAATTTTATAATTCAATATGAAATATCAATATCCAGAACACTTCAAGTATCCAAACGAAAGGATATTCTTTACTGACCATATAGATTTATGGGAAGAATTTTTAGGTCAGTTAAAAAACAAACCAAATATCACTTTAGAGATTGGTGCATTATATGGCGGTTCCTCTGTTTATATATTAGAAGAATATTGTAAGTTAGAAGGTTCTCATCATTACATCATGGACATCAACACCAATGAGTTTATAGAAAATAATATTGAACCATATACTGGTAAGGTAAGTTACTTACTTGGTGAATCAGCAGATGCATTTAAAGTTTTGGAACACGATGGTTTAAATAAAGAATTCTTAGACTTAATATACATAGATGGTAACCACATGTCTAAGTATGTTTTAGAAGATGCGGTTAACGCTTTCTATTGTTTAAAAGACGGTGGGTATCTTGTATTTGATGATTACGGTGGGGGTTGGGAACAACCTAGACATATGCAAGTTAGGACCGCAGCAGATGCGTTTATGGATGCATATGTAAATCACTTTAAAATATTACACAAAGGATACCAATTAATTTTACAAAAAACAAACTACGTTAACATAATTGAATTTAAAGAAAATTATTATAAAACATTATAAAATATCAAAAAAATTAACTATATTATAAAAAAAACACAATGAAAAAAGAGATACCATTATTTAAGGTTTTTATGGCAGACACCGCCGCAGATAAAGTCGCCAAAGTATTAAACAGCGGATTTATTGGTCAGGGACCTGTCGTGGATGAGTTTGAAAATACACTTAGTCAATATTTTCAACACCCTTACATTTCGACATTAAACGCAGCAACATCTGCAGAACATTTAGCGTTACATCTAATTAAGAAACCATTCAGATTTACAAAGGCAGATGGTTATGGTGTTAGAGAAAACGTATGGGACGGTATGAAAGATGGTGATGAGGTTTTAACAACCGCATTAACCTGTACCGCAACTAACTGGCCAATACTTGCTAACAATTTCAAAATCAAATGGGTGGATATTGACCCTAAGACTTTGAATATGGACATGGATGATTTAGAAAGAAAAATTGGTCCTAAAACAAGAGCAATTATGGTTGTCCATTGGGGTGGTTATCCTGTTGATTTGGATAGACTTAGACAAATCCAAGAAAAGTCTTTACGTATGTACGGATTCAAACCAGCTGTCATTGAAGATTGTGCACATGCTATGGGTAGTAAGTATAAGGGTAAATTGATTGGTACACATGGTAACATCTGTACATTCTCTTTACAAGCAATTAAACATATCACATCAGTTGATGGTGGATTGTTATTCTTACCACACGAGGAATTAAATAGAAGAGCTCGTTTATTAAGATGGTATGGTATTGATAGAGACTCACCAAGAAAAGACTTTAGATGTGAAGCAGATATCGAAGAGTGGGGTTTCAAATTCCATATGAATGATGTCAATGCAGCAATTGGAATGGAGAACTTTAAACACGTTGATGAGATTGTTGGCAAACATAAGTCAAACGCAAAATACTATGACGATAATTTAAAGTATGTACCAGGTTTAACTTTATTAGAAAGAAATCCTGATATGGAAAGTGCGTTTTGGATTTACTCATTGTTAGTTGAAAGAAAGGGTGACTTCATGAAATATATGAAAGAGTGTGGAATTGCAGTTTCTCAAGTTCACGAGAGAAATGATATTCATACTTGTGTTAAAGATTATCGTGCAATGTTGCCTAACTTAGATAGAACTATCGGTAGTGTTATATCAATCCCAATTGGTTGGTGGTTAACAGAAGAAGATAGAAAGTATATTGTGGATTGTATTAAAAAGGGTTGGTAATGGAAAGAGTGGTTTACGATTCATTTTTGAAATCTGATGTAACGGAGTTTGCGTTAGGTTATGATAAAGTTAAAAACCATACTTGGTATGATAACTTAAATTACATGGTTGATTTATCTAAAAAATATTTCAATGAAGATGATTTCATTATGGACTACTCTTGTGGTACTGGAATTTTTTGTGAGAGATTATTGAAATCAATGATTGATTGTCCAAGAATTTTAATGATGGACTCCTCACCAAAATATCTAAAACTATCACATGATAAATTTGGTAGAAATTATAAATTTCATTTTAGAGTTATCAATTACCTTAAAGATGAAGGTAGACTACAAACAATATCGGAGGTCTTAGGTAAAGAATATGAACAATTATTAGATGGTATTGTTTGTACAAATGCAATTCACCTTTATCCAACAATAGATGAGACAATTAAATCTTGGAATAAAATTTTAGTTAGGGGCGGTAAGTTATTAATTAATTCAGGTAACATCTATAACCCACTAATGGGTGAAGAAACCAAATTGATTGACCAAACGGTAAATGAGATATCCCACTTATCATATGACATTGTGAGGGAGAATCCAAAATATTCCAAATATGTTGATTTAATCAATGATTTTGACTATATTAATAAACATAACACATTAAGAGATAAATATTTTTTACCCATTAGACCCATCGATTTTTACACAGATGAGTTAATTAAAAATGGATTTAAAATTGTAGAAGTTAAAACCATTAATGTTGACGCAAAGGTAGACGAATGGTTTGACTTCTTAAAAGTTTATCACGAAGGTATTATCGGTTGGATTGGTGGTTCTAAAAAAATCACGGGTATTGAACCAAGTGAAGATGAAATCAACGACAGAGTTGATATTATCAAATTGGCATTAACAAAAATGTTTAATAACCAAAACGACTTTAAGGCGTGTTGGAACTATATAATTTGTGAAAAAATATGAAAGTAGGTTGGAACGAGGAGATTAAAAAAGAATTAGGATATTGTGGTAACAACGTTGTGATTGGTCATAACGTTGTTTTTACTAACCCTAAAAATGTGTTCTTAGGTGATAACGTTAGGATTGATCCATTTTGTTTAATTACAACCGCATTGGAGGTTGGTAGTTACGCTCAAATATGTTCTCATGCGGTACTAGGTGGTGGCAACCAACATAAGATTACTTTAGGTAAATGGAATTTCATTGGGTATGGTTCCAAACTGTTCTGCGCATCGGAAGATTATAGTGGTGAGTTTGGTCCTGTAAATGAATACTGGGGTAACAATAAAATTTTTAGAGGTGATATCACATTTAAAGATTATTCAGGAATAGCGTCTGACGTTATGGTTTTACCAGGAGTTACCTTCCCTGAAGGTTGTACCATTGGTGCTAAAAGTTTTGTCTACTCAAAATCAGAATTAAAAGAGTGGTCGGTTTATTTAGGTAACCCATTATCTTTCCATAAAGAAAGAAATAAAGAAAATGTTATCAACTTTTCAAACGACCCAAATTTTTTAAAGAGTAGATGAGTAAATGTTTAAAAATAATTTGTTGTTACTTCGGTAGAAGAGGTAGTCATCATAACACACCGTCAAATATTTTTGATTTTGTTAAATTGATGATTGACAATGAATTAACAATAGATAACGGTATCAACACCGATGTGGTTTTTGTTATTAATGAATCAAATGACCAAGAGAATAGAGACTATATGTTATCTCTTAATGGTAAAGAAACAAAAAATGGTAAATTAATAATAGAAACCAGACATAATCAAAAAGGTTCTTTTGGTGCATATTACGATATGTTTTTAAAATACAAAGATGACTATAGTCATTTCTTTTTTTGTGAGGACGATGTTTTAATTGACAGAGAACATTACATGAAAGAATTTGTAGAATTTTGTGATAGTGGTGACGATATTGGGTTTGTTAGTTTAGCTCCTATCTATGTTGGTAGAACATATCCAAAACATTCGGGAGGAGGTTGTGGATTAACAAGTAGAGAAAAGTTTTTAAATGCAAATCCAATTGATTTTATTACGTCGTTTTTAAATGATCCAAGAAAAGATTCTATAAACGCCACGTATGAAAAATTAACAAGATTGGAAATTGAGTTCACGAATAGGTTTGTCTTAAAGAACATGAACATATTCAATCACCCAAAATTTAGTCCATTATGTTCAAATTATTCCACACATTTTGGTCATAGAAATAACTTTAAAGAGGAATATTTGAAATTAGAATTTATATATAAAGTTGGGTTTTAAAAATATTTATTAATATGAGAAATTTTAAACAAAATCATGAAGAAATGAACTGGCCGTGGGTGGAATCCCCTTTCTTCAATGAATTAATTAAACATCAGGAATTAACTGATGAACAAAAAGAATTGGCCATAAAACTCAACAAAGATGGTTATATCATTTTGGATTTAGGATTGACCGATGAACAAATCGAATCATTTAAAACTGAGATTGACACTTTAAATGATAGAGATACTGTCGTTACTCAAGCGGATGGATATCACTATTCAAAAGGTAAGAGAATATTTGAGGGTTGGAAAGATAGTGAGATGTTACAATCTCTTTCTTTGAATCCTGTGGTTATGGATACGTTAAGATTACTTTACAAGAGAGAACCTTACCCATTCCAAACAATCACATTCAATTATGGTTCTAATCAACCATTACATAGTGATTTAATTCACTTCGATTCAATGCCGCATAGATGGTTAACAGCGGTGTGGGTAGCCTTAGAAGATATGACCGACCAGAATGGTTCATTGTTGTATGTTCCAGGTTCCCATAAACTACCCATATTTGACTTCTACGACCTTAAAGTTAAAGTTCCTGAGTATGGTAAGCAATTCGATAGTTACGCCGAATATGAGGAGTTTATTAGACAACTGGTGGAGGTACAAGAATTAGAAGTAAAACCATTAATCTGTAAGAAGGGTCAGGCTCTTGTTTGGTCGGCTAACTTAATACATGGTGGTGACATTATCAGAGACCCAAATAGTACACGTTATTCACAAGTGACTCACTACTATTACGATGATTGTGATGTTTATTATTCTCCTATGTTCTCAGAAGCATGGAAAGGTGATTTTAAAACAAAGGATTTATCGGGTAAAAATATAAGAGAATTTAAACATACAAAATAATGAGCATAAAAATAGTAGGTATCGGTGCATATGTACCCGAAAAAGTTTTAACAAATAAGGAGATTGAAAAAATGGTCGATACTGAAGACCAGTGGATTCAAGATAATTTAGGAATTAGAGAAAGAAGAATTAGTTCCGATGACCAACTAAGTTCAGACTTGGCAGTTAAGTCAAGTATATCTGCAATTCATGATGCAAACTTAACAGTTAATGATATTGATTTCATTATTATGGCAACATCATCACCTGACAGAATTAGTCCATCAACCGCTTGTTTATTACAAGAGAAGATTGGTGCGTTTAATGCTGCTTGTGTTGATATTAATGCTGTTTGTCCAGGATTTCTATATGGATTACAAATTGCAAAAGGATTGTTATCTATCGGTCAATACAAAAACATATTATTGGTTGCGTCAGAAACTTATTCTAAGTTAACTGATTGGTCAAGACGTGATTGCGTATTCTTTGGTGATGGTTCAGGTGCGGTTGTTCTACAAAGAGATGAATCAAACTATTGTGAAATTGATTTATACGCTGATGGTACAGGTAGAGAGGCTTTTACCGTTCATCATAATGAATATTTCTCAATGATAGGTAAAGAAATCTTTAAGGGTGGAACCACTAAGTTACCGTCATCTATACAATCTTTATTAGAAAGAACTGGTGTTGATAAAAATGATATTACACATGTAGTTCCTCACCAACCAAGTATTAATATTTTAAAGAAGACCGCGGAAATATTAGATGTGGATTTTTCTAAATTTGCAACATCGATGGGTGAATATGCAAACACCGCGGGTGCATCTATTCCCATTACACTTAACAAACTTTACGAACAAAATAAATTAAAGAAAAATGATTTATTACTCCTAACAACAATTGGGTCTGGATGGGTATGGGGTAGTGGATTAATTAAATGGACAAAATAATGAAAAAAATATTATTAATTGGAGGAACGGGGGGATTAGGGAATCAACTAACTAAACATTTAAGTTTAAACTATACATGTCTTTCAGTTGGTTCTAAATTATTAGACGTAACTAACGAAGAACAAGTAAAAGAATTTCTTAATGATGTGGATTATGACATTATAATTTATCTTTCGGTTAAAAATATCGACGGATTAATTCATAAACAAACTAAGGAAACAACTGAATCTCAATTAAATGTAAATTTATTTGGGTTTTTGAATGTTCTTCGTCATTCAACTAATAAACTTAGAGAAAAATGTTTCGGTAGAATCATTTATATATCTTCAGTATTATCTAAGAAACCTATTAGAGGTACTGGTATATATTCGGCAAGTAAAGCGTTCTGTGATAACTTAATTAAAACATATTCATTAGAGAATTCAAAATACGGAATTACATCTAACTCCATTCAATTAGGATATTTTGAGGGTGGATTAACAGATAAAGTTCCTGTAGACATTTTACAAAATGTAAAAAATAGTATATCTTTAAAAAGATTGGGTAAGGTTGCAGAAATGTCAACTTTAATCAAAACAATAATCGATACCGAATATATAAACGGTACAAACATATCAATTACTGGTGGTTATGAAAATGAATAAATTTTTAATTATTTTGGCATATTATGAAAGGCCAAAAATCGTACTAAACTCATTAAAATCAATTTTAGATATTTCATATCCAGAATTTGAAGTTCACTTTATCGACGATGGTTCAACAAATAGAGGAGAACCAATTGTTAGAGAGGTTTGTTCTTCAATAATTGATAAGTTTACATTTCATTATATAGATAATACTATTGAACAAAAAAAGGTACAGGGTGGTAGTATACATGGGAAGTATCTCAATTTAGCCATTGAACAAAGCGACGCGGACCATGTTATTATTCTATGTGATGATGATGCCATTTTTCCACACTTTCTAACTAAATTGAATGTGTTTTTAAATAAGGAAGAAAATTTAGATAAAAAATATTTCTATCATAACATGGTATTATACAATAGTTTAACGGAACCTTACACTGTTGGTGCCGAAAGAAAAGATTTAAGTTATTTTACCAATCAATGGAAAACACCAATACATTGTTCAAGTAGAGTTGACTCTTCACAAGTAACCTACTCAAGAGAGGCATTTTTTAATGATGGTTTATCTTATCCGGCACCTCAAACATCAGGTTTAGATGCTGCAATTTATGAACAAATGTTTCAAAAATGGGGACCTTGTTATTATAGCAGTTTAATATCACAAGTAAAATCAAATAACGAAGACAATTTAATTTGGAAGGATAAAACAGATAATATGTTTATAACTAAAGACATGAAATAATGAATATAACATTCGTACTTGCAGTATATAATAAATTAGATTTAACACAGGAATGTTACAATCGTTTACGTAACATATACCCAACAGCACCTTTGGTGATTAGTAGTGGTGGTTCATATGATGGAACCAAAGAATGGTTGGAATCATTGGAAGATAAGAACCTTTCTTTTATTCATGATGATGATAGGTTGACATTTTCTGAAACATATAATGCGGCAATCAAACTTGTTGATACTGAAAAACTTGTGTTGATTCACAACGATATGGTAATTGGTGAACAGTTTTTAGAGAACTTAGATAGATTATTAGATGAGAATCCAAATACATTATTATCCTATACAACAATTGAACCCCCAATTTTTAGAGGTCATCAAAGAGCAGGTAAAGTATTATTAGATTTGGGTTCGGGGTTTGATAACTTTGACCAATATAATTTTAATGCTTATGTGGACCAATGGAAAGATAGTAAGAACCTATACAATGGTGCGGTGTTCTTTATGTCAGGATTTAAAAAGATGTTTGATGATATTGGTGGGTTTGATGGTTTCAGTTTTGTACCCGCATTTTGTGAGGATGATGATTTCTTAATCCGTGCGAAACTAAAAGGTTATAATTTAAAAACGTGTGATTCTGCAATCACCTATCATTTTGTTTCGCAGACATCAAGATTTAGTGATGATTACAAAAAAGATAGAATGTTATATGAGGTTTCATCTAACAGAAACTTTGTTAGAAAGTGGGGAGTACCAATCTCAGCATTCAATGAACTTAGGTATTGGGAAGAAGATAACTTTACTTATAAGACTTTTAATATGGGTTTAACTACTCGTAATAGAAATAGATTAATGGAAGTAGAACCATTCTTCGATAAAATCGATTTAGGGGAGATTCCTGAGACTTATATTGAAAATGAACAAAAGAATACACGATACGATTTAAGGTCGAAATTTACCCTTACAGATACGGTTGATGTGATGATTACGGAGGTTGATCAATTCACAGATGACGACATTAGAACTTTACATAAAATAAGGTTATCGATACCTTACTATGAGCCTGGTGAATACCAAATAGGAAATATGATGATAGTTATTAAGAAAACTATTTAATGAATATACTTGTAACCGGAGGAGCTGGATTCATAGGTACCAATTTAGTTAAAAGACTTTTAAAAGATGGTCACGATGTAACATCGTTAGATAACTACTTAAGTGGTTTTAGTTCTAATCATCAAGATGGTGCAAATTATATATGTGGTGATGTTAGAAACTTATCGATATTAGATGATGTGAAATATGATGTTATATTTCATTTAGCGGCCATCGCAAGAATACAACCATCATTCAAACATCCTGTTGAATATTTTCAAACAAATACTAATGGTACATTGAACGTGGTACAATATTGTATTAAGAATGATATACCACTAATTTATGGTGGGAGTAGTTCACATCATAGTGGTAAGTTTAAAAATCCATACACTTTTAGTAAAGATATTGGTGAGGAAATAGTTAAACTTTATCAGGAACATTTTGGTTTAAAATCATCAATAACTCGTTTTTATAATGTATATGGTCCTTACCATTTAAAAGATGGTGGTTATAGTACAGTTATTGGTAGATGGGAGAAACAATATGATGATGGTGACCCTTTAACCATATATGGTGATGGTTCTAAGAGGAGGGACTTCACACACGTTGATGATATTGTTAATGCGTTAATTAAGATATGTGATAAACAAGTGTGGGGGCACACATTTGAATTGGGTAGAGGTCAAAATTTCTCGCTGAATGAGGTTGCTGATATGTTTAAAAAAGATAGAGTTTATATGGAAGATAAACCAGGAGAAGCTCAAGAAACTTTATGTGAAAGTACATTAGCTAGATTAATTTTAGATTGGATACCAATCGTAAATTTATATGATTATATAGATGAGTATAAAAAAAAGGGACTATAAAGTCCCTTTTTCTTTTTTGATTAATTTAAATAAGACCTGATATTTGTCTTTCGTTTTACCCGCATCCTTTAAATCTTCTTTGGTAATTTCAGGGTATTCGATTTCAATTTCTTGATTTAAAAGTACACCATATTCATTATCAAATTCGATGTATTGTGGGTTAATAACTTTACCAGTTACATTACCCTCCTCATCTTTCAATTCATTATACATTTTAACTAAGACTCCACCCTTACCATCTTCTTCACCATATTTTTTGATTAACTCATCTCTTAATGCTTCAACCTTAGTTCTCTCACCTTTAAGTTCTGTTGAGAAGTCACTCAATTCATATTTCAAAATGATTGAAAGGTTTTGTTTACTGAATCCCTCAAACACTTGTTCTCCGGTTTGTGGTTCAATATATCCGTTTATTTCACTTTCTAATTGTAGAACATCTCCTAATTTTAATGTAATTTTTTCCATATTTTTTTAATTCTATTTTTATAATATATATCTTAATTTTAAAAATGTAAAGATTAAATTATCGTCAATAATGCATAAGTAATCATAATAGATATCCACACAATTAAAGCCTTCAAGTAGGTCATAAATCCAGTGTGGAAATACTTCTGACCGATTGGTAGACATTTATGTGATGGGGATATCAAATATGCTGAATATTCCAATGTAAAGAATAATACGAAATATTGCATACCAAATACACTCGTTAATAAACTAACAATACTCGCATATTTTGCGGAAGATCCCAACATAAATGATGATAGAAATGATATCATTGCAACAACTAGAATGTGTTCAGGTTTACTATATTGTTTAATATACCCTTCAATTACATTATAATATGAACCAACCAAGTTACCAAGAATAATAACCAACGCCACTATCCATATTAATTCCCAATCAATATACCCTAATATTTTATTCCAACTCTTAGAGTAATATACTAACCATACTGTAAATCCAGTAAAGAAACCAAAATAGTATTGGGTAAAGAATACACACATTAATATGGTTACTAAAAATGGTATAACCACCATAGTTATATTTTGCATATTAATTGGTCCATCCTTAACTTCGATATCAATCTCATCATCTTCTAATGATAAAATGTAATAGGTTACATACAAGACTGAAATTAAAAGTAATGGCCAAATATATGACATGAATTGCATATAGGTTAAACCTAATACCGCCATTGGAATGATAACTGTTTTCTCCAATGGTGACCACAGATAATAGTGATGTGTTGCAAGATAGTCAATGATGCCAAACTTCTTACGTTTCTTATTATCTATAGGTGCAATACTATTCAACATAGATGCTGATAACGCAACACGTCCAGGAATAGGTAAGATACCACCAAAGAGTGACACTAAAAATACCACCATTCTTTTAGACTTAACTTTTTGTTCAAGTAGTCTGAAGATGTCCATAAGGTATCCTCTTTCTTTGAGGATACCTGTTACGAACATAATGAATATTAAATAGACAAGAAACTCTTGTCCTTTGATTAGAATTGACATAATTAAAAATTATATTTAAGGTTTAAATTAATACTTCTTGTTGGTAAATCAACTGACGATCCCCAGACTCTACTAGCATCATTAAATAAGTTATAAAACAACATTGTGTATTCTAAATTTTTATACTTTGTGGTGTATCCAACGTTCACCAATCTCACACCTTTATTGTGTAAAAATTGTCGAACATCATTTCTATCTGCAAATGATAAAGATTGATCAATTGGTTGATATCTACCTTCCACCCATAGCTTATTATAATTTAGTTTGATGTAGCCAAAATATGGTACTGTTTTATCAACTGGTTCTGTTGTTCCTGTTAATCTTTTAACACCATAAACATATTCTGCTCTAGCATTCACACCTAGTTTAGTTCCAAACAAACTATCATTAAAATAACCTAACGTTGCGCCATTTACTGAGACACCACCAATGTTATCGGTCCTAAATACGTTTGTCGATAGTACGGTTACATTAAATGCATCATCTAATTCTTTGAAGTAAACATCAAAATATAAATTACTTCTTTTATAACCAAATCGATATGTTTGACCTCTCTCTTGTATTAAATCCGGGTTTGGTAATTGTGTACCTCTACCATTTGTCATTGCTTGTTTAATCATCAAATAACTTGGTGCGTTTAAGCTATTGTCATAACTTGCAAATAGACCTTTGTATCCAACAATTGCTGAATATTCAAAACCATTAAATGGATCAATATCAGTTATTTGAACATTCTTTAATCCTAAACTTGTGTAAACTTTTACTTTATAAATTTCATTAATCCAACGAATACCATGCTTTGTTGTTTTATAATCATCGTTTGATACCCCGCCAACTAAACCATTTTCATATCTTATTTTTTCGATTGTGTTTGTTGAATATATACTAAATGAATGTGGTAATTGATATTCAAGATTTGCGGTATATGCGTCTAGGTGACTAGCAACTTTTTTTGTCCCATCTAAAATATCTTCCGCACTATTTTGATATGCAAGATTTACACGTAGTCTGTTTAAATTCATCTCATGATTAACAAACAAATATCTTTGTAGTTCCCACGTATAAACCGCCGGTCTTTGATAACCAGAACTTCTGAAACCACCGTTCCATCTATCTGTTCTTTCTAAATCATTTGATTGTGAAAAAATTAAAGTTGTTTTTTGTGTTGAAGACCAGTTGGCTTCAGACACCAATGCTTTTTGGTTGTAAGCACTGTGTTGAAATGTACTATCTGGAGATATAACATTACCATAATCGATGTTGTTAAAACCAATACCAAATTTCTTACCTTTATAAGATGCTGATTGGCTAAATCCATCCGTACCACCCACATAATTTAATCCAACATGTGATGATTGTACACCAACCTTTCTTTCGATTGTTCCACCAATATTACCACCATCTGTAATAGAAATTAACTTTGTAAATTCTAGTGGAACCCATCCAAAATATTGATTTGGTCCAGTTCTAAATAAACCGTTATTAACCCTAATACCATTAATTGATTGGTCAACTTGATTACCAGTAAACGCACCAACATATGGACTTAATTGTCCCGGACTTGTTTCTTGAATGCGTGCAGAGTTCAAATATACTTTCGGATTTTTTATTACTTGTTGCACCTGATAGTTGGTGCCACCAACAACAACAACTTCTTTTAATTCTATTGAAGCTGTGTCTTTTTGAGTTGTACTGTTACCTTTTTGTCCAAATGACATAGTGGTAGTAAACAATAGTGCTAACATTAGCGATAGCATTGTGATTGTTTTTCTCATTTTGTTTTTGTTTAAGAAAAGTTTATAAAATTGCGGGGAGGAAGAGATTCGGACTCTCGATTGAATGTTAAGTCCAATAGCAGCTTCGGAGGCTGTCGGTTTAAACCACTCACCCACCTCCCCTTACAATATATTATAATATAAACAAAAAATATCAGATAATCAACTACCTCTCAATTAAAAATATTCCAAGACCATTCCAAAAATCATTACTATCTTCGCCGGATGTGTATAATTGTATTGAGTGTTTTATAAATAAGTTATTATCCTCAACAAATTTTTCAAACGACCCATTATCCCAATTCCAGTCATCCATAATAAGAATTGTTTCATTGGAAAATATCGGTAACATATTTGTTAACGCAACGTACTGGTCATGAAATTTTGTTTCTCCATCATAAAAAATGATATCAACATTTGGTAATGTTTTGAAATCGAAAGTTTGATAGTCTGTTTTATAAACCGATGTCTTATCCACATTACCAAACCTTTTAACATTGCTTATAAATTCTTCTTGTGGTAATATATCAATATTATGTTTATAATAGTTGCCAATTTTTTGACTAACTCCCTTAGGTGTTAGATTTGGTGACATAAAGTTATCAACACCTATTGAGTGGATGTCATTACCATAGATAGCAGAACAAAAAGTAGCTCCTCGAAAAACACCAATCTCAAGATATGTTGCACCATCAATATTACAAATGTTATTTAAAAAACATCTAACTTTATTACTGGTTATCCCATGAATATCTAAAATATCTTGAGTTAGTTTTGATACCTCAAGTTTACCCCATTCAATCGAGTCATCAATATGTTTAATTAAGTCCATGCGATTTCTTTTTATGGTCAGCAACGATGTCGCAATAATTACAATCCCAACATTGGAATTTACATTTCTTTATTTTATTTCTCCATCCCTTCAATTCATCATATGGTATACCGTCCAAATATGTTTCAGAGGTCTTGGAGAGTACTTCACTATTTGCAACATAGGAGTCAACAATTTCAATTGTTTCATCTAATCTATTAAAACTATCTCTACCGTGCATTTTGAATACGTCAATGTACTCCAATAATTCATCAAACTCTTCTTTAAATGGTGGTATTGTGGCCGCTTTAAAAAAGAATGCATTGATTTCTTTTTCCCATTTGTATTCACATGTTACTTTGGATATCTCATGATGAAAATATGGTAGTTCATTAGGTTGTCTAAGGTTGTTATATGAATAGTGTTCATCCATAACTGGACATCTACCTAAACAACCTTCATTAACAAGTAATGATAGTTTTACATATCTACCTTTCTCTTCTTGATATTTTAATTGTGCTTTCTTAATGTTTTTTAATTCTTCAACATCTCTCATTAAAATTCTATCGAGATTAATATAATCAAATCCTTGATCTGCATTATACCAAAAGTCTTGTCCTGTTGCAACTTTTCTTAATATGGTATTTTTAATTTCCATCTCAGGAAAATGTTTCTTCAATCCCATTGCAACCCAATGACCATGTGGAATAGTTATACACCTTAAACCCTTTTCATATAATGGTTTTAAATTGTCAACAAACAATTTGTAATTTTCGTACTTGGGTGAAACATTAATATTATTGAATGTGGCGCTTATTTTAATACCTAACGCCTTTTGTATTATCATTGCGTTTTCAAATATAACATCTCTGTCTTCTTCTCTAAACACCGCACCCATCGCATCCTGAGTGAATGGTGGTATTCTACACGTAAAATAAATGTCATAAATCCAATCTTTATTTCTTTCTAAGAATGGGTAAAATTTATTTACGAACATATCCTCCGTTAACATCGGATTAAACGGTATTGAAAATATTTTATTTGTCATTTGGTTCCTTCTAAACAACCGCCACAAATTCCATTACATTCTGTCTTGTAAAAAACACAATCTAAACATCCTTGCGGTATTGAATAATTTTTATGGTTTTCTATATAAAGTTTATCGAATTCTTCTCTAAGACCTAATATACCATTTTCTCCTGATATTTCCAAAACATTATTAATCTTTACTTTATCTTCTAATGGATAACAATGAATAGAACTACCATCTGGAAATATGTCTAATGGCATAAACCCACAAATTGTTTCATACTCGGGGATTTTAAATGTAGCAAAATTTAATGAGTTTTCCATTACCGCACCTTTTGTTTTACCCTCCCAAAGACATGGTGGAACTTGACAATCTGATGTTATTTTAATCTCATTATAACGTCCAAATTTAAGTATTTTGGTCATCTCAACACCCATCTCTTTATTGTTGATAAGATACGTTCCAGTAAGATCTAAACCTAGTCTTATGGCGTTTATGTTACCATCTAACTCGTGGTATAACCATTTGATGTAATCATAAAAATTTCTATCTTTCCAATCACTTGACATTGTTAATGCCAAATATAATCTTGGGTGGTTATCGAATCCCCATGTGTTAGCATAAGCCTTATAGATTTCCAAATAGTTCTTTTTAAAAACAACCATTCGGTTTTTCTCATTAAGTTCTGCGGCGTTAGGGAAAGTCCATCTAATGTTTTTAATATTATCTACAATATAATCTCTAGTTGTTTTACCAAAAAGAAAATTACTAACAAGATTTACTTTATAACCCCTGGAAAAGATATAATCCATTATTCCAATAAAATTAGAATGTTGTGTTGGTTCACCTCCAAGTATCGTGATTTCTTCGTTGTTATTATTTAGACGATAATGGTCGATAATTTTATCAACCATTTCTATATCCATTTCTCCGAGTGTGTGTTTTAGTCTTGCGTCTTCTTTTGTGAAACAAAATGAACAACCTTTTGCGCACGTCCCGTTAATAGCTAAATTCATTAAAAATCCATTTTCAATGTGAGAGGTGTTGTTGGAATGTTTTCATCTTCCCTTTGTTGTTTGCTCAATGCAACACCAAATTTTTCGTGCTTAAGTCTGTGGCAATCTGCGATGTTTACACACGCCTTAATTCTTTCTTCTAATAGTTGTTGCTCTAATAATAGATTAGCCAGTTTAGTATTATACGCTGTTACATTATTAATGATTTTTTGTACAAATACTGATTTTTCAATATTTCTACCAGCACATAAAATATCAATGATTGGTGTTTGATAATCTTCATCAGCAGTCCAACCAAACGCTTCTCTTTTTTGCTCTTCCCAAGTGTCTTTCTCCAATATAGAAGCATCAACCATAAGCTCTTTGTATCTTTCAGAAAATCTATCTGCAACTACTTTTCTCATCGCGGCTTTATTAAATGCGACGCCGGCCGCTTTGTCTTCGTCAGTAAGAAAATGTTTTACTTTTTCCGCTTCTGTTTCACTGGATTCTGCCAACTGTGGAATTTCATCCATGATATTTGAATTTGTTCTAACACTAATATAATCTTTATATATGTCAGCAAAAACAAATCCTTTAGCAACCTCTTCTGGTATAACTATTGCACCAAGTTTATTCAATTCAACTCTCATGTCGTTATACTCATCAGCTATTCTACCATAATTGTAATTTAAATACATTCCAACTACATGTATATAACCTGGAACATTACCTTGTACTTTAAAAAGAATATGTGTCATTATAATAATTTTTCTGTTTCTATTTTATTTGGTTCTGTTAATTTCAATTGATTCTTTAACGACTCTTCAATTGAGAAATTATCTGTTGTAGCTTGTGACATTAATTGATTTATATTTTTATCAATAGAAATCGTGTATGCTGAAGCCAAAGTTAAAACTTGTTTTTGTTGTTCAGGGTCCATCATAAGAATTGAATCTAAGTTACCTGTACCAATTCTACCATATGAAATCATATCCAACATTGCTTGTTTAGCCATACGAACAGTCCAATATTCGTGCTCATATTTTTCTTCCAATTCTGGATTACCAAAAACATCAATTAATTTGGTACCATCGGGTAAGGTGGCATCATCTGATTCCAAATATTCCTTAATTAAATCAATAAACCCCTGTCTTTCTCTATACGCATCTTTAAGATTTCTATTAAATTTTCTTAAATCAATACGTTTATCTGCAATGGTTAAATCAACCATTTCTTTTCTTTTGGTGTCGGTAATAAATTCTTTACTTTCTTCGTCCATTTGAATTTCAAGTTCGGCCTTTCTTACTGTATATTCCAAATGTTCAACAGCATCTTCTCTACCTCTTAATTCCAATAACCATTGTTTTAATCTCGCATATGGAGTTATTTGTGCACCCCCAACGAAATTATATGCCTTATATTTCGGTAATGCAAATGACATGCTTTCAGATATTTGCATTAGTTTTTCATCAAATGGGTTATTGATAAAATTAGACCTGTCGTATTTGTAACCTTGTTCCATAATTAATTGTTTTTATACAATATAGTGAAAAATATTCATAAAGTCAAATGTTATCTCCAACCACAATGTCCGGATGATGTTCCGGCATTTACCACTGGAGCTAATCCGGTAACCGCATTTGATCCAGTGTCGGTTGCATATATTAATTGCCAACTAGTGTTATTTTGACCCGTTCCATCGTAATTACCTAACATATACTGCCAATCTTGTCCTAATGCTAAGTTTTCTTCTCCACAGTTTTGGTGTGGTTTAGCTACGTTACCAAGATTCGTATCTGTGGAGTTACTCCACCTTCTTAGGTTATAACCACCATTATATGATCCCTCGTTACCGCAATATCCCTTACCGACTTTAGATGGTACACCTTTTTGTTGTGCGTGTGCGCCCCATTGTGTTGAGGAACTTGGTGTTTCATTTGAAAAATTAAATTTTATACCCGCAGATGTTGTCCACGCATATCCAAAACTTTCATCATAAAATGCACCGGCACCATCGTTACCGCTTATTGACGTTACACCAAATCCACTTACATAACTTTCGTTAGATAGGTTAAATTTTTCAATTGTTGTTGATCCACCCGAAATTAAATAGGCAAACTCCGTTTCTTTTTGCATAGTTGCAACGTCACTTCTAGCAATACCTGTGTTAAATTTAGCTTGATGAGCATAGTTTGTATCATTAAACATATTGATTGCCGATGTCCGAGTTCCATGAATACTATCCGGCCCTTTCCATGCTCCATCGTCATTTACTGACCAAATAAACAATATTGTTTTATTACATGCTCCCGATGTATAAGATACTGGATAATCTAATAATTCACCAACGTGAGTTGTTTGACTTGTTGAGTTGGTTGTTTTATGAACGTTTCTCCAAGGTGATGAATCTTTATATCCACCAGCCAAATAGGTATATGATAAAACTTGTCTATATTTAAATGCTATTGGAATGGTTTCTTGTGCCGCAATTCTCTCCCATCCGTTATCAATATTTGATACTCCAGTATATAACATTAAGAAACTACCACTAGTGGATTCTTCCAAATATAAAGAACCAGATAATGGTGAACCAGGTCTGCTTGCTCTAACACCTCTAGGTGGTCTATTAACCACCCTATCTGATGTTAAACTACCACTAACTTCTAAATTTTCGTATATCATAATTTAATTATTTTTATGCTCTCCATCCACAATGTCCAGATGATGTTCCAGCGTTTACACCGGGGTTTAATCCACTTACACTAGTTGTTCCTGTGTCTGTTGTGTAGCTAAATTTCCAACTTGTATTATTTTGTGCTCCATCATAATTACCTAACATATATTGATGGTCTTGACCCAATGTGAAATTTTCTTCTCCGCAGTTAGGGTGCGGTTTTGAAACGTTACCAATGTTAGTATCATTGGCGTTGCTCCATCGTCTAAGGTTGTATCCACCATTATAAGAACCTTCATTTCCAGCGTAACCTTTTCCAACTTTTGAACTAATTCCTTTTTGTTGTGAGTGTGCACCCCATTGTGTAGAAGATGCAATTGTTTCTGTTGCAAAACTCATTTTAATACCTGCCGAAGATGTCCAACCATATCCAAAGTTTTCATCAGAAAATGCAGAACCTCCATCGCCACCATCGATTGTTGATAAATGAAAACCAGTTGATATTGTTTCCGTGCTTAAATCAAATCTTTCGACGGTAGCACTACCACCAGTAAACATATATGCCACTTCTGTCTCTTTATGCATGGTTCCTAAATCACTTCTAGCAGTGGTAATATTAAACTTGGTTTGATGTGTATATTTTGTATCATTAGCCATGTTAATTGCTGAAGTTCTAACACTATCTACACTACTAGGCCCTTTAAATGCGTTATCTGTATTAACAGACCAAACAAAAAAGATATATCTGCTACAAGCCCCTGATGTATATGATGCTGGGTAATCTAATAATTCTCCAATGTGAGTTGTCTGATCAGTAGAGTTAATTGTTTTGTGAACATTTTTCCAAGGGGAGGAATCTTTGTATCCACCCGCAAGAAAAGATGTGCTTATTATCTGTCTGAATTTAAATCCAACATTAGCATTTACTTGTGACGATACTCTAACCCAACCACTATCATTGTTACTAACACCAACATAAACCATTAAAAAACTACCACTAGTGGCTTGTTCTAAATATAAAGAACCTGTTTGTGGACTACCTGGTCTATTTGCCCGTGACCCAACTGGTGATTTTATTACACCTTGTGCTTTTAAGGACCCACTAATTTCAATATTTTCGTGTAGCATATCTTATAAATATAATTTTTATGTTCTCCATCCACAATGTCCAGATGATGTTCCATCATTTACTCCTGGTGGTAGACCAGACGGATTAACAGTCCCACTATCGGTAGCATAAACAAATTTCCAACTAGTATTTACCTGTGCACCGTCATAACAACCTAACATATATTGATGATCTTGTCCCAATGTAAAATTTTCTTCTCCGCAGTTAGGGTGCGGTTTTGAAACGTTACCTAAATTAGTTTCAGTAAAAACATTCCATCTTCTTAAATTATAACCTCCGTTATATGTTCCTTCATTTCCCGCATAACCTTTACCCACCTTTGAACTAATACCTTTTTGTTGACCGCTCGCACCCCACTGTTGATTATTTGTGAATGTATCATTTGCGAAGAATAGTTTTGTGCCACTTTGTTGTGTCCATCCATAACCATAATTCTCATCTGAAAATCCTGATGCACCAGAAGGACCACTACCTGTAATTGATGTTTCCATTGCAGTTAAAGTGTACGGTCCACCATAGTACACACTATACATCGTTTCATTTGTTAAATTAAATTTCTCAACAGCAGCCACACCAGCACCGAATATCCACGCAAACTCTGTTTCTTGATGTAAAGTACCGCAGTCATCTCTTGCATTTGCTAAATCCCATTTTGATTGGTGAGCATATGCGGTTTCATTAACCATGTGTACACCACTAGTCCATGTTGAATGAATAGTACTATCTCCTTTAAATGTACCATCTGTGTTTGTTGACCATAGAAATAAAATACTTTTACTGCAAGCACCAGATGTATATGATGCTGGGTAATCTAATAGTTCACCTAGGTGAACCGTTTGGTCTGTTGAATTTGTTGTTCTATGAACATTCTTCCATGGTGATGCGGATTTATAACCACCAGCTAAGTATGAGTAATTAATAACCTGTCTATACTTGAATCCTGTTCTATCTGTATTTTGTGAACCAACTGGTTCCCAACCACCATCATAATTCGACGATGCCGTATATGTAACCACAAAACTACCACTAGTAGATTCTTCCAAATATAATGACCCAATATCAGGACTAGATGGTCTATTCGCCCTCGGTCCTCTAGGTATGATATATTGTCCACTTACATTTAATGAACCACTTACTTCAACATTCTCTCTTAACATATTCTATAATATACGTATTTTATCTTACAACTACAACCCTACCTGACCTAGAAGATGCAAAAGTTATTGTAACAACACTTGTACTTGTTGTAACGATTGATGATGGCCAGAACATATTATCTGAACTGTCATAAACAAATACTGCCACGTCTTTTGTTCCTAAACTATGTGTAACTGTTACTGATGATACACTACTGAATGTTGTTGAATATGATGAGTTAGCTGAAGTTTTTACTAAACTACCTGCAGAGTATATTGCACCAGCGGTACTAAATAAACCATCTGATGAACGTAATTCCGCCACAACGGTTGGTGATGTACTTGTGGTACCTCCTTTTTCGAATATCCAACCATACGTATTTGCATCTTCAACAAAGAAACGACGAGCCCATGATGTTACATATGTTCCCGTTGATGCTGTTATATTACCTGTTGGTCCCGTACTTGTTGCTCCACCATTAGCCATATAGTCACACCAAGCCGTGTATGTACCAAAACTATACCAACTTAGACCATGTGCGGTATTTGCATTCCGTTCAAATGCAATTCTGGGTGTTGTTACTCTAGCAAATGTTACATTTGATGATGTTGCCACGGCTTGCCCAATTGAAACTGTTACCGAACCTGTTGTGGTATCAACACTTACACCCGTTCCCTGATTAACTGCCGTTACTTTTGCTGCGGTGTATGTTGTTGAAATTGAACTACCGTTCCATGTACCTGTTGAGATGGTACCTAATGTTGTTACAGAAGTGCTACCAGCCGCAGGTGCAAAATCACCCGTTGCACTATTTGCCGCTGTACCAAATGTTCTATATGCTAAAACATCAGTACCAATTGCCAACCCTAAATTTGTTCTTGCTGTTGCTGCGGTTGTTGCTCCCGTTCCGCCATTAGCAATTGCAATTGTGGTACCGTTCCATGTACCACTTGTGATTGTACCGACTGTGGTTATCGCTAACGCATTTACTCTCGCTAAAGTTTCATCACCAGTATTTGTTCCTGAAGATGTACCACTATGTGTTCCGCTAAAGTTCGCGGCGGTCATATTATAAGCAAATGTTGCAACACCTGTCGTTTGGTTTAGTGTCAACACATCAGCACCAAGTGATTCACTATAACATATATAATTGTTTGATGTTAAATTTTCTCTTAATCCAATAAACCATCTGGAAGATGCGCCTGTTTGGTAGTATATACCAACATAATTTGATGTTGAGGGTCTATTTAAATTTAATCCACCTGTTGAAAAGTTAATTGTTATTGCATTACTTGTAGAAGCCCCCCTAGTGGTAACGGTAGATAATGTCTCACTTGTTGCGTTACCATCAATTGAAACTCCTGTTAAGGTTTGCGATGCAGATGCTCTACCAAGTGATATTGACGTTGTACCAATATTAAATGATGAGTTTGCTAAATATGCATTTGCAATTGCCGTTCCATTCCATACACCCGTTGTAATTGTACCTACAGTTGCTAAGTTAGCTAACGATGTTAAACTTGTATTTGAACTTGCCGTTATATTGGCAGCAGTTCCAGTTGTGTTTTGATTAAAAGTTGGTACTGATGCAGTAACCGTTGTGGCATCTGCTAATGTGATTGTTACAGTTGAACTTGTGAATCCTAATGTTGATATTCTTTTGTTGTATGCTGTGTTCCAGTTTGTCGCCGAACTGATATATGCGTCTCCAATTGCAGTACCATTCCAAGTACCGCCTGTAATTGTTCCAATCGTATTAAGATTTGATAGTGATGTTAAACTTGTATTTGATGTTGCGGTTATATTAGTTGCATTTCCTTGTAATGAACCCGTAAATGCTGTTGATGTTACAGATACTAATCCAACAAGTGATGTTGACGTTCCACCCAACGTTGTTGATGTGGAACCAATTGTAATTGTTTTATTAAGTCCTAATTGTGATCCGTCTATTTGTGATGAACCACTGACAACACCATCAGCATTTAATTTTGATTTAACACCCGTTGTAAATGTTGCTGATGATGTATCAATTGCAATATCATCTGCGTTTACTGTTATACCATTACCAGCACCCACATTAATTGTCCGTGTAGATGATATATCTCCACCACCAGTTAAACCACTACCCGCAGTAATTGAAACGGTTGTGTGGTCTATGTGTTGATTTGCAACATAATTTGTTGTTGCGTTGTGGTTTACTTGAACGGAACCACTTAAAACACCATCACTATTTAATTTTGATTTAATGGTTGTGTTAATAGATGAAGTAAATGAATTCAATGAACCAGTACTTGATTCAACATTACCTATTCTTGTGACAGCATTATTAAATTCTGTTTCTCTAACTAATCTTTGTTCTGAACCTAATTGACCTGCTATCCAATAATCATTTGTTCCATCCCATAATAATGAACCTGAAAGTTGGCTTACACCGGTGGTATCTTTTATTCTTAGACCAGCATTGGCCGCTCCAGCTCCATTAAGATTAATTAAATTGTTATCAACATCTAATGTTGATGTATTAACGTTTGTTGTTGTCCCTTTAACCAATAAGTTACCTCTAACGGTTAAGTTAGAACCTGTTAATTCTATTGCACTTAATAATGATGATGTGAAAGTATTTAAACTTCCAGTTGATGATTGAATTGCGGTTATATTAGGATTAATAATATTTCCTGTGACATTTAATGTACCTGTTATTTCTGTATTTGAATTTATAGAAACTAATGTACCTGTATCTGTTATATTACTATCAGATAAATGTTCAATTCCTGTACTCTTAACAAGTCTATTTTGTGTTATGTATGATTCATTACCTAAATTATCATATGTTTCAGGACCCATTAATAAAACCGACGATGTTACCGATGCCTGATTTTGGTGTACAAATAACCATTGGTTATTTATGGAATCAAATAATATCGATCCCGATACTTGTGGAGACGAACCACTATCAATAACCGCTAACCCACCAAATCTAACGGATGGGTTTAACGCATTGACCGTAATAATATTATCGGAAATATTAACAATAGATGAACTGATATGTTGTATTGATGATGAACCGGCAACAATTAAATCTTGGGAAACATATAACGATCCCGTAATAGTTTGACTACCTTGAAATATATTTGACCCAGTAGTTGCATAACTACCTGTTTTTGTTTCAATTGAATCTACCCGATTTTTCGTACCCAATGTTGTTGTTGCAACTGAAGAAGACAAACTTCCTATGGACGAACTTAATCCTGATGTTGTGGTTGCAACGCTAGAACTTAAACTTGTTACTGTACTTGTTATTTCAGAAGTTGTTAACGCAACACTGGAACTTAATCCACTAGTTGTTGTTGCAATTGAAGAACTAAATGTACTGTAACCAGTTGTTCCTGTTAGATTAACTTGTATAGAACCAGATAGAACACTTTCAGAGTTCATCTTGTCTTTTATCGTTGTACTAATAGAACTAGTAAATGAATTCAATGAACCAGTACTCGTTTCAATTGAATCAACTCGATTTTTTAAATCGGATGTTGTAGTAGCAACTGACGAAGATAGACTTCCGATTGAACTAGATAAAGAGGAACTTAATCCTAATGTCGTTGTTGCAACTGAAGAAGATAAACTTCCTATACTAGAACTTAGTCCTGATGTTGTTGTTGCAACACTAGAACTTAAACTTCCGATGCTAGAACTTAGTCCCGATGTTGTTGTTGCGACTGAAGAACTTAAAGAACCAATACTAGATGATAATCCACTTGTTGTGGTTGCAACTGAAGAACTAAATGTATTATAACCAGTTGTTCCAGTTATATTAACTTGTATTGAACCAGAAATAACCGATTCACTATCTAATTTTGTTTTAATTGTAGTATTAATAGAACTAGTAAATGAATTCAATGAACCAGTACTCGTTTCAATTGAATCAACTCGATTTTTTGTGCCTAATGTTGTTGTTGCAACACTTGAACTCAAAGAATTAACACTTGAACTTAAATCGGATGTTGTAGTTGCAATACTAGAACTTAAAGAACCGATGCTAGAAGATAAACCACTTGTTGTAGTTGCAACAGAACCCGATAATAAACCTATACTTGTAGATATACTTGTAGATATACTTGTAGATATACTTGAACTGAATGTTGAATACCCTGTTGTTCCTGTTATTATAACTTGAACACTTCCAGTTATAACAGATTCCGTATTAAGTTTATTTTTAATTGTATTATCGATGGAACTAGTAAATGAATTCAAACTACTCGTTGCAGACTCGATTGATGTTAACCGACTATTTTGTGTTGAGTTGGTTGAATCGTTTGAACTTGTATATGATTGAAATGTTGTTTCATCCAATTTTCCTGTTCCAATTGCTTGACCATTCAATGTAATTGAACCTGTGATATCAACGGAACCGGTTACCACTAAGGACCCACTTGTTCTTTGAATATTTGTAAAGTTGTTTGACCCGGTTGTGGCAAGTGCAGTTGTATCTACGTTAATGAGACCAATACTAGATTGACCATGTAGAAAATCCGAATACACTGTTATAGCATTACCCATCCCAACGTGATGGTCGCAGTAATAATAGAGTGTTGCAGCAGTAGCATCGGTAACCTCAACTTCAATATAGAAAGGGTCAGCATTAGTTGTTACACCGGTGGTATATTCCGTACCTCCATTGTGTCTCCCGTTGTCAATTAAAGAGAAACGTAATGGATGCTGCCCTATGTTATTATAATAAAATCTATATTTGAACCCCCTAATGAAGGACAACCTTGGGTTCTTAACTCCGTTGATGAAATATTTTCCACCTCCATCTGTTAAAGTGATATCAACAATGTTGTTACCACCCAATTCGACTTTGTTAAGTTTTAATGTCCCCGTAATTTCGGTATTTGAGTTAACCCTTAGTCCGTTTGTATTTGAAATAGATGCTGTGGCTGCTCCATCGGCAATCCGTGTTAAATTAAGACCTGTAACCCCACTTGCAGGGATGTTAAATAAGTTTGTACCGTCACCTTTAAAAGACCCTGAGAATGAACCTGTATATGAACCACTAAAGGATTCTAAACTACCTAATCTATTATTAATGGAACCACTTACAGTATTGTACGAAGAGGTAAAACTATTAAAATCTAATCTAATACTACTACTAGTACTTTCCAAAGAGGTTAATCTACCTGACGCACTTGATGTAAAGGTATTTAAACTACCCGATGTACTCTCAATCGAATTTAATCTTGTGTTTTGATTACCGTCGGTAGTTGCAATTGAAGAACTAAATGCGATTAAATTTATACCGTTTATTGTTCCCGCAAGAGGCATCACTATTCTATTATGAACAAATAAATTTGATGCTGATACTGCAGCTAAAAAATTAGGATTAATATTTCCTTGACTAATTGTTGCTTTTTGTATATTTGTTAAACCTGCAGTTTTTAATAATGAAATGTCACCACTGCTTCTATCAACCGTAATTCTACCTTGCTCAGTACCATCTGGATTGTGGAATCTAATGGAACCAGTTGAAATATATAAATCTCTAAAAGAATTTGTTTCCGAGCCCAAATCATATAAAAAATTACCGTTTGGAATTATAGAGCCCGTTATAGAAAGTGTACCACTAATGCTTTGATTACCATAGATGTTAACAGAACCAGTAAATGAATGAGTATCATCAACCGTGTCTCCAAATTTAGTACTACCACTTTCGTAAAGTACTGAAGACGTAACAATACTCGTATGTATTTCTTTTGCGGTTAATGTACCATCAATATAGGCATCTCCATTTACTCTAAAAGTACCATCACTTAAAACTGAGGCACTTGCAGAACCGTTTACTATTTTATTTAACTCTAATCCTGTTACTCCACTTGCGGGTATGTTATATAAATTAGAACCATCTCCCTTGAATGATCCGGTAAATGAACCTGTGTTGTAAGAGGAGGTAAATGTGTTGAAACTAGAGGTTAAACTATATTTTGGAGCGAAAGAAGCGGTGTCAGCGTTGGTTGTGCTTCCCGAAACGCTACCATTAATGATGCCGAGTACATTTAAGTTACCCGAAACGAGTAAATTATTAGAAATTTCGGCTGAGGAGGATACTGATAAACTCCCCGATATGTGTGCGTCAAATATTTTCATCTAAATATGGTATTATACTTAGATAAATACTCTGACCTTCGGTTATAGTAATCGAATTAAATTAAACTTTTTGGGGGTTGTGTTAATCCCGATGGTAGGTATTCGTTGAAGTTTTTATATATATGGTTGAATAATTTAGTTGCATACTCTTTATTGTGTTTTGGACCTGGGTGTACATTATCAACTCCAAAATCTAAAAATGGGTGGTAGTAATCACCATCAAATCTATTAAATTCTTCATACTCTTTTGGTATTCTAACATTACCATTCCATAACCAATTACATTTCTTTGATTCTAAAAAATATTTTATTAATAAATGATTTTTATACCAATTTATAAAATCCTCATTATCATTTTGTAAATAAGTTAAATATTCTTGTGTTTTAATACCGTCATCCGTTTGTTTTAAATAACCCCAAGAAACCGTCGTCATAAAAGGTTCAATTCCTCCGTCTTTAGTGTAAATTTCTCTTCTTAAAGGTGATGGATACATTATTAGTATTAAATCAGGTTTTATCACATCATAATATGTTAATAAACATCTAACAATAAAATCATTACTTCTACCCCCTGTACCAAAATTAAAATCAACTCCGTTTGGTATCAACGATGTAAATCGCGCCGGCCAAGTTTCATTACCATTAACTGCAACACCTTCGGTATTTGAACACCCAAATGACATAACTTTAAACCCTTCTTTTTTAATACTATCACCTCTAAATCCTAATTCATTATAGGTATACACACATAAACCGGTATTATCACTTCCGGATGTTCTATATGTCTTCCCTTTTCTTTCATCTAATTTAAATTGGAACGACGATAACTCAAAAGTTTCAGGTTTCCAATATTCTAATGGGTTCATATTAATTTATAAAAGTTTTCGTTTTGTTTTACCCCTATCCCTTAATCTATTTGTATTATCTAATAGGTGTTCATACTTTGTACTTGTTATGCCTATGTAATCCTTTATTCTTTGTATGTCCTCTTTTGTATTGTATATCCTCTCGTATGTAACTCTTAATTGGATTTCGTTTATTCCATTAATCAAATCGTTTCGTTTGTTAACCCACTCTTCAAAATGATTTATGTCTATTTCGTTTTCTTTTATCCACTCATTACTAACTTCATATCCACCTCTCCATTCGTTTGTTTGTACCGCTTTGGTTTGGGATATTGCACATTCCCTTACATCCATTCGTGTTAATCCAATTATCTTGTCCCAATTGGTAAAATCGATATCCATTCTATTTTCTATTTCATTTATCAAATACTTCACTACGATATTGTCCCCCTCTACTGATTGATTTGTTCTTATTGGTTCATGTATCATTTTATATCCTAGCTCCAATGCCAACCATTCATTCAATTGATATCCGCCACTCCTTGATAAAGCAATAGTTAATATTCTCATATTAATGTTTTATTTGTGTTATTTATGAACTCATATAAATTATGGAATAGGTTTTGATTTTTCCATATTTTATTAAATTCTTTTTTAAACAACTGATGTTCTGGATGTTCCGCATCCCATACCTGTTTTAATTTGAATTCACCTTCAGAAAATGTTCCCCAATTAGTTATCTTACCAAAAAACACATTTACTTTCTTACCAAAAATAGAGTACATTAAATTATAAAATGTTTCCATTTCCATATAGTTACTATCTTGTACAACAAAAGAAGTTTTTACATTTATCGGTAACGTACTTATGAATTTTAAATTATCTATTAGATTATCCCATTTACCACCTATTCTCGTTTTATTTTCGTAAGTGTCTTTTGTTCCGGCATCTATACTGATTTCACAGGTGTGAACGTATTTGTGTACGTTTGGCATACTATCCCACATTTCTTTATTCCACATTGATGCGTTAGTATGTAAGTGTATTGATTTTAAGTTTGGATATTTTTTGGGGTTAAAGTTTCTAAGATAGTTCCTAAACCCAACCGAAACAAAGGGGTCTCCCGATCCTGTAATGTATAAAGTCTTAACGTGTTGTGAAAAGTAATTATCAATCTCCTCAATTGTTTTTTCAACTCGTTTTATACCTTCACTATTTTCAACAATTAAATCAACTCTACATGAAGGACATTTGTAGTTACAAGTTCTATCAAAATTCATCACCAAATAATTGGGTGTATTATTTTCTACAATCGGAGTATTAATGTTTGAATCTGATTTTAAAGTAACGGGTCCTGATGTTACCCCATAGTTTACCAATTTACTTAAATAAGGACAAAGTTCTTTACTACAATACTTAAATGAACCATCTAATATAGAATTTCTAATATCAATAATTGGTTCACTATTAAAAACATCTTTTAATGGGATTTCACTAAGTTCTACTTTATTGGGTAGCCAAGATGGGCAACAAGTAAAGCAGACATTATTATGTATTTCTAATGAATTAAAGGGAACACTACAAAAATAATTCTTTAAATCTATTTTAGATTTCATTTTATAACAATTTAACTAATGAAATCAAATACTTAGTAGATATTATTCTCCTAAATGTTTAACTTTAATTGCAGATACGACCGCCTCAAACGCTGCGGCTGTTTTTGTTTTTAAATCATTAGATAATGGACCAGTAATTACTTTAACTACCTGTGCGGGTCTTTGTATTTTTATTTTTTCTACTTTTGCCATGATTTTATTTTTATTTGAATTATTTATACTTTTGAGTTAGAACTATATAGTTTATTTTTCACCAAAACAGGTTGGACAATAACTGGAGTAGCACCAGTTACCACAGTAACTCCAGCTACACCAACAAGAGTTGTGCATTACACTAAACTCACTATCTCCAACATCCACTAAGAATAAATCTGATGGCGCAAAATCTAAAGTATATATTGTTTTAGTTTCGTATACCATCTCTAAATTAGAAATCGCTACCGCCGTTAATTCGGTTGTATTAGAATCTGTAACAACTATTTTATCACCAATATAACAATTATTTATTACCTCCCATCTGGTTTCGGTAGAGTCTTTTTCTTCAATAAAAAAAGTAGAATTTGGAGCTTCTGTCCAAGTTCGCCCATCTGTTAAAGTTACCTTTATCATCACCATTTCTACTGATGTTGATACCATACCTATTAATTCAGATTGCATTGGTGTTAACGTATTGTTTAATTGTGATAGTGTACCAGTCCATCCATATGTGGCTATATTATTTGTAAATGAAGCCGCTTCATTTTCATTAGTATCGGTAAAATTAATAGAACGAATAAAATCACCTAATTGAATAGTATCAACATCTGCCAAAGTACCATCGTATTTTAAAATATTTGAATCGTCGTCTGTATGGTAGTCGTTTCCTTCTACTCGATTCCTAATAGATTTTGTAATATATTTATGTCTAGTTTTTTGATTAAACTTTCTAGTGTCAGAAATAAATTCATCCTCACTAAATGTAAGTGGTAATCTAGTAGAATGGGTATACCCACCCATATTAATTATGTCTAAATTAGGACCATATATAATATCAATACTTCTTATTGTTGAATATCTTCCATCCACCACATTATCCTCAGAAAATATAAATTCTTGAACTAAATGCCCACCTTCAACGGAACCAATAATTTCAGATAGTTGATTTGAATCGGTAACATTATATATTGCTGGATATGTCATAACATCATACGAAGCCTGTTTTGATTTTATCAAAAGATTTGGTTTGGTTGTGGTATAATCTACTTCATCTAAAGTATTTAAATTTAATTCTTCAGATGTAAAATATGTTTTTGGGGTATATGTAGATCCACTCATTAAATTAAAAAACTCAAATTTGTCAGCACAATATAAATCATCCACTAATGCTGTGGTATCAAATGCTTGTCTTAAAATAAATTTATGAGACGCGTCTTCTACATAGGGTACCGTAACTGAATTGGCCGGTACAATGTGTTCGTTAAAAGATATATTGTTTTCTGAACATTTAGTTTGTAATATATTACGAAATATATGTGGTTGATCTAAAGGTAAATACGCCTTTCCTTCAGTCCATATATAATGAAATTCTGTAATATTATTATCCATTAACACACTGAATAACGCCGTATAATCCAATAAGTTTGCACCATCGTTGGAGATACAGGTGTTAGTGTTTATTTCTATAATTTTAACTGAACCATCTTTTTGTAGTAAATCACTACCAATTATCGTTGCTTTCATAATTTCTATTCCCTTTATATATAAATAGGT